ACGTCCGTCATGCTCATCATGATGGCGGAGACGGCGTAACTGACGGCGACGACAATGGCAACGTAGGCAACGGCGTACGCGGCGTAGTAAGCCGCAGTGCCGACCTCGAAGAAGTACGCGGCAACGAACTCCGCACCACCTGCACTCCCCTTCGTGCCGACTCCAAGGTGCAGCTCCGGCCAGGTGCTGAAGGAGAGCCCCAGTTCATGTGTCTCCAGGAACGTGTGCTTCTTCGTCTCCGGGTCCGCGAGCATGATGCAGAGATCGGTGTGCTGCAGCAGCTCCCGCTTGAAGCCGGGATGGAGTAGGCTCAGACCAGACAACAACTCACGGAAGTTGTTGGCGTGCAGCCGGTACGGACCAGCGCCGAAGCGCTTCGCCAGTGGGCCGTGGAGGAAGATGGTACGAATCATGCGGTGTACCTCAGGTAGTGAGTCGCGAAGCGGTCGTAGTCCGACAACTTCTGCAGCTTGCTCTTGTGGTTGGTGAAGTGATGGATGATGGTGTCTGGACCAACAACCACCGCGCCGTGGTTGACGACTGGTGACCGGATCTTGTAGAGGATGACGTCGCCCACCTTCAACTCGCTTCGCTTGATGAGCGTGAAGCCGGCGTCCGCGAAGTTCTCGCTGTAGTGGTCCTTGCCGGACTCCCACCAAGACCAGCCGCGAGCGTAGTTCTTCAAGTTGATGCCGAGTTCGAGGAAGTAGTAGTCACGAATGAGCGAGTAGCAATCAGTTACACCATGCACGAAGTAGCGGTCAAGGAGGGGAGGCCGATTGCCATCGTCCAGCCAGAGGATGGCGGAGCACCCTTGTCCGTTGCAGCTGACGATGCCCCAGGGGATGGTGTCGGCAATCCAACTGCGCATGTCCTGCTCGCTCGGCCATTCAACGAGGTCCTTGCTTGGAGGGCGGGTCGGGTCGAATGGATGGGAATGGAGGACGGCTTGAATGTCACCGGTGGCGCGATGCCCAAGCAGCTCCGTCGGGTTGATGTAGAAGTCAGTCCGTGGGTCGTCGGCGCTGTTGCTGCACCTGACGTACTTAGCGTCGATGAGCAGACCACAGCACTCCTCCGGCCAGACCTCACAGGCGTGCGCTTGGAAGTCAGCGAGGGCGGCTGGAGTGAGGTCCATCAGTACGCTCCGCGGTAGCGGCTCAGGCCTGGGGCGTAGACGTTGTGGGTGGTCTCGTCCTTCAGGTACTGGCGACGTGGGAGGATGGTGTTGGCGCGGTCGAGGGGTGACGCGAGCTGCCAGGTAATGGACTGCGCGTCGTGCTGCACCTTCTGCTCCACGAAGTACAGCTCCGTCACGCTCTTCTTGCTCGGATCAGCTTCAGGCTGCCCGTCAAGGTACTTCTGGAAGGTGAAGAAGCGCTGCACCTCCATGCCAACGAGGTCACCGAGGCTGACGATGGCGGACAGGAAGGTCTGCGTCACGTTGCTGACCTGGAGGGTTGGACGCGGCATGGTGCCGGAGGTGCTGACCTCCCAACCGAAGGACGAGAGCGGGAAGCAGGTGTAGGTGACGCCGTTGAAGGTGATGACGCCCAACTCACTTGGGGTTGGCGTCAAGTGGTACACCGTTCCACCAATGGCGGTGGCATCGAAGCGGTAGAGCTCAACGATGCCACTCGACTGGTTGAGCTTGCGCAGTTCTTCGGAGTAGGTAGTCATTAGAACACCTGACGGAGGGTGAGGGAGATGTTGTAGATGTTGCCGGCGGAGAAGGTCTCAGTGTAACCACTGTTCGTGACCTTGAACTTCTTCTCACTGGATGAGCCAGGTGGCGTCCAGGTAAGGATGTCCGTCTGTCCAACGGCGTCAAGAACGGCGACGACGGCATCTCTCTCACTCGCGGTCATGTTCTCCCACTGGATCGACCAGTTGTCAAGTTGGCTGTTGATGCCATCGGGGACGTCATGCGAGTACCCGTCGCCGTAAGCGGCGGACAGGACACGTTGAGTGCGAGTCCGTGTGGCGGACTGGCTGAGAAGGGAGGTGTGGGGAAGAGCAGCCATGAGAGAACTCCTAAGAGGGGAGGAGGGGGAGAAGGGCGGGGAGAGCCCTTAGATGAAGTACAGAACTTGCCGGTGGTGCCTGGAGACACCAGAGAACGACTGGTGTTAGGTACCTCAAGACACGGAACCGGGTGTCACCGGTCTCACCCTGGTGTCGCCGAGAGGCGTGTCGCCTTACTGCCGAGCCAGACCGCCGGGTCGTAGGCTCTCGACGATGCGTCCATCAGCCACGTCCTTCATGGTTGACAGCAGTTCCTTCTTGAGGGCAGCCGCGGTCTCGGCGTTCGTCTGTCCGCCTTGAACGGAGATGGTGATGGAGCCGATGGTGACACCCGCGACGGCTTGATTGCCAGTCATCTGAACACCAAGTTGGCCATTGCTTCCACGCACCAGCGGAACAACTGCTTCCGGTCCACGTTCGAAGAAGGTGTTCGTGCCGCCATCCGCGCGGCGAACCGCGGTTGGTCGATTGCCAATGCCGCCTGGGAAGACGTTACCATCAGCGGATGGGACTGTTCCACCGGTAAGACCAAGGAAGCCGCCAATGGTGGTACCCGTCAGGGCACGGATCATTGGGCCAATGATCTGCGCCTGCACGAACATGCGGAAGAGCTGCTCGATGAAGGACTTCGCCAGCGCCTTGAACGAGAAGTCGCCTGAGGTGACGGCGGAGACGATGTAGTTCTCGATGGAGCCGAAGACAAGGCGACCAGCTTCGTTCATCTCAACCATCTTCTCCTTCATCTTCTCCATGCCAGCAACCCAGCGCTCGGAGACGGCGGCAACTGCGTCCTCCTTCTCAAGGTCACCGAGGAGTGGATTGGCGTTGATGGCTTCAATCTGACGTTGGAGCTCGTTCATCGGGTTCAGCATGTCGCGAAGTGCTTGAGCGGAGCGAGCGTACGCTTCAGCCTGCTTGTCAGCGGCGGCTTCAGCCTCATCCTGGCGCTTCAGGTCGAAGAGGCCGCGCTTGCTCATCTCGTCATTGATGGCCGCCGTCAACTTGCGTTCACGCTCCATCTCACGAAGAGTGCGCTTCTCGGCTTCCGCTTCAGCTTCGTCCTGTACCTTGAGGTTGAAGAGCGCACGCTTGCTCAACTCGTCCATCGGGTCTTGACCGCTCTTCACCGGCTTCACGCTCCCTGGCTTGTTGCCTTCACCAGCAGCGCCGTTGGTGGCCGCTTGCTGTGCAGCGAACGCAGCTTCATCCGCGACGCGCTTCAGTCGGCTTGTCGCCAACAGCTTCTCATTCACCAACTGCAGTTCAGTGCGTGCCAGTTCAATGGCCTTCGCACCCTGTGCGGTACCCTCGAACTCCGTGCCCCTAATCTTGTTGATGGTGTTGAGTGCAGCATCACGACGCTTCACCAAGTCATCAAGCTGTGTCTGCAGCTTCTCGCTCTCCGTCTCACCACCAGTGTACCGACGGATGATGTCAGCGGCTCCGGCTGAGATGTTGCCAAGGACGGTGACGACGCGGTTGAGGATTGGGATGACGACGGAGGCGACGCTGTTCGCCATGCCAGTGAAGGCGAGCTTCATCTTGTCAATGTTGTCGTTCAACTCATCGCTGTCCTTCGCGAGCTGCTGAGTGACGATGGCACCGGTGCGAGCCATGTAGTCGTACATCTCGACCTTCTGCTCCTTCGCCTCCTTCACCGCGGTCTTGATCTTGTAGTACTCGGTGCCGAGAAGCGCGACTGCCGCACCTTCCGCCTTCGCGCTCCCAGCCATCTTGTCGGCGGCGATGATGATGTCTTCCTGCAGCTGCAGCATGCTCTTCTGCTCGCCGTTCGCCTCCTTCGCGGACACGCCCAGCTCCTTCAACGCATTCTGCGCGAGCCCGGACTCCTCCGATTGACGTGCGAGCTTCACGCCCAGTCGTTCAGCGCTGCCAACCAGCTCCTCAACGGAGGAGCCGGCCATCTTCGCCATCGCGTCGAAGAGCGAGAGGCGTTCGGTACCGATGTTGGACCGGTTGCTCAGGTCATTGAGGGCGTCCGCGGCATCAGCCACCTTCAGCGAGGTCGAGATGATGGCTGCACCAGCGGCGACGACGGCAGTGGTGAGGGCAATGACGGAACCGACTGCGAGCATCGCTGGTCCAGACATGCCACCGAGGGCGGAGGAGACGGACTCGACTCGCTCTGCGACTTCGCCGACTGGCCCACCAACCTCCTTGAAGCGATCGAAGGCACCGCTCGCACCTCCAACCTTGTCTTGGGTCTTGTTGGCGGCGTTGCCGAGGTCGCCAAGCTTGCGCTCAGCGGCGTCTAGTTGACTTGTGTCAACTCGGAACAGCAGGGAGAGGAGGTTCATGGCTTGCCTTCGCGTTGATGTTGGCGGTGATGAAGGTCTCGTCCATCAGCTTAAGGGTTGACACCTCCCAGGGGCTGAGAGCTGTTCCCGTAAGGTCACAGTACGCCTTCATCTCAAGGTAGGAGATGGGACATGGCAGACCGGCCATGTTGTAGGTGCGGGTCGCTGAGAGGTCACGGAACGCGCCCAACAGGTACCAACTCCCCTCCGGCAGCTCAACTGGCTTCAGCTCAACGGTAAGGCGAGCAATCTCGTCGTCGCTCT